AAAATATCAAAAATATTTTCTATGTTAAAAATATAATGGCAGAAAAGTTCAAATCCTTCGCTTTCACGATACGACCCCATTCTAGTGAAAACCCTAGCTTCGTTAATGAAGACCTGATACAACGTGTTATAAAATATTTAGACAAACACGACGGCGGAGCGTTAGCTCAAGAGTGTATTGATGAGCCTGAGGACCATCATTTACACGGACAGGTATTTCTTGCGAAAGAAATATCTTTAGGCGATTTTACCAAATCTATATTATCTTTAGTAAAAACTTGGGCAATGAAAAATTATTCAAATTGGACAAATTCCCAAAATACAGTTTTACGAAAGGGTTGTAAAATAGCATATAATAATAGTTATATAGACGATTATTTAATAAAAGAAACATTATGCGATAAATCAAAAGAAGCTTATACATATAAAAAATTACCTGACAACTGTCTTTCATACTACCCGTCTGCTGAGTCACAAGACAGAGCAAAAAGAAAGGCTAACGCAGTGGATAAACAACATCAACGATGGACCGAAGATTTTCGAATCTCACAATTTCACGACTTATACGAAAATGAAGGGTCCCCCCTTATGAAAAATGTAATAATTGGTAAATTCTTTAATCACCAATTCTATATATCTCAAAGATATCAACCAATAAAAGATATGCGAATATTTAGACAAAATATTCTTAGCTTTTCAAAATATTTTAGCCAAAATTCAAATTCTCTAGACTGGATGACCAAAGAAGAAAAAGAATTAATAAACAAAAATGACGAATTACGCGAATCTCTACAACATATTCAAACATTTAATGTAACTTGAGAACCGTCTTTAAGAAGGTTCCAACGATTTCTTCGCCTAGCAAACGGAAAGGAAGCTTTAGCTTCCTACACATTGTAGGTGAATTCGGATGCGGTTCTCCGCAGAAGACACAAAATAATTTATAATGCGATGTATTATGAATCTAATATTTTGTGAATCCAATATATTATAAATCCAATGTATTAGGAATCCAATGTTTTTTTAATGAAAAATTTGGGCGTGACTTCGTCAGGGTCTTTACAAAAATTTTTAAAAAAACGGTAATATGATATGAAAAAAGAATCTAAAGAAAAAGAATTAAAAAGATTCATTATATAATATACTAAGAAAAAAAATCTTTATATACTTTATAATGCCACCTAAGAAAAACTACCGTTATTCTAAGAAAAAACGACCATATAAAAAACGCACATACAAAAAGAAAACTTACCGCCGTAGAAACACCGGTAATTATGTTATATCTAGACCATTACTTCCGCAAGTACAAAAAGTTTCAATGCGTTATACTACGCGTGTTAAAATACAACCGGCTTTAATTATGAGCGATATCACAGATACAGGTGCTAGTGTATCAGTATATACTATGATATGGAACAATCTATTCGACCCTGATTTCTCATCGCAAGCAGTTCAACATGGTATGGACGGTGCCCGTAATCATCAGCCCCGTATGTTCGACCAATACGGAGCGTTCTATAATAGACAAACAGTAATAGGAGCAAAAGCCAAAATGACATTCTTAGCGGTTGATAGAGCCGTGGATAGTGACCCCGGCTCTGACGTAAATTTCCAATTTATGGAACCTCAACCTGTATTCGTAGGATACTTAAAATCTCAATACGCAGATGACGCTATGCCATCGGTGAAATTTGACGATTTAGACGAATCTCGTAGTTTAGTGTATAGGCGTCTTGTCGACCCTAACAAACCTCTAACTATGACGGCAAAATGGAGCCTCAACAAAGAACCATCTCGAAAATCTAGGCTTCAATTAGAAGCATCTCAGCAAGAAGACGATTGGGGGGCTGATTTTCAACACAATGTAATATCGACACAACGTAGATATCTACATTTATTCGCTCATCCTATTAGCACACAAGAAACCCATAGCTCGATCAACGAAGGAACGCCTACACCTATCGATGTTCATATCGAAATGGATTTTATCACTCTATTATCTGATAGAAAAGATATAGGTCAATCTACTTAAAATCGTAAAAAACGATAAGCATACCCCTATAAAAAAAATCTTTCGTAACAAAAAAAATCATCTTTTAAAAAAATAGCAAATCTCAGTTTGCCCAGTTTGAAACAAAAAAAATCACAAATATCTTAGTTGAAAACTTTTTCCATAATGAACCTTGGTTTTATGGAAAAAGAAAAATGGAAAATATCAAAAATATTTTCTATGTTAAAAATATAATGGCAGAAAAGTTCAAATCCTTCGCTTTCACGATACGACCCCATTCTAGTGAAAACCCTAGCTTCGTTAATGAAGACCTGATACAAC